TTACTCCTCAGGTTCGTAAGCTGTGAAGACAGCGACCTCCGTCTGGCCGGTTCGGATTCGTACCTCGCAGAGGTCTTTCCTCGTTACCAGTGCCGTCACTATGACGGTTAAACAGATGACGATCAGGGCGATTAACATCGCCTTTTGCTGCTTCATAGCCTGCTTCTCCTTGCCTTTCGGCACGTAAGAGGCTAACCTAGATTTGCCGTTCATAGATTGAGCCTCAGATTAATGTTAAGCGTCTTGCAGGACGCGTAATGTTAACTGGGGCTTTTCTCTATCTGCCTTTGGTGTTCATGCCTGAGACAGATAGCCTCAAGCACCCGCAGCCATTCTACTTAACTCCCGTTACCTCGCCAATATAAAATCAATCAGAAAAGCGATCCATAAGAACAACAGCAAGACAATAAATTGCCATTACAGCTGCAATAGCCAGCGCACATTTGAGAACCAGCACGACAACCTCCTGTATTGGACGTACACCAGTCCTGATAAATATGAGGCTGTCTCATCATTGATGAGATACAACTATTGGGTATAGTTTCTGTGATTTTGTTCTGTAGAAATGGAACACAACAACCAGTCACCACCAGCACTTCTTTAAATACGCCAAGTCCGACGCAAGCTAACCTTCTAGTCCGCTTTGAGCGATCTGCAGACATTGCTAGCAGCCTTCTGTGTGAATTCTCAGGGAGCAGGTCGGCATAGCATCACGTTGAGGCTCTTACCCTACTTGTTCACACCAACTCTAACTCCACAGACTGATTCATAAATTAGTAATCTGCGTGTTTCGCACTTTTCAGAAATGCTTTCATATTTTCATTAGGTCGCTCAATTTCGAAGTTACTTCCATATAACTCTTGTAATTTTGGCCATAACTTACTTAATAACCCTCTCCTGCGATAAAATGGATGTATCCAAACGGTAGATAGGTACGGAGAATTTGCATTTGAATTGTTTATTGTGACCAGCCCAACTAAACATTGTCGATAACCACTATTATCCATTGATTGTATTTCTTCGACGAATGGATACGCGATTACATCAGTCCAACCATGATCGGTTGTATCCCATTGCATTCCGTCATGACATTCCTTCGACTGATAGCGGCGTAAAGCTACACACGCGAGCTTTTGCCAATCTGGAGAATTAATTGTGATCTCTTCATCGTATGACGCGCCTATTGGAGCGGGTATTGGTCTGATTAATCCAGCATGGCATTCATCATAGAACTTCATGTTTCCCTCAGAAACGTTGTGTACGTTGGGTTGCTCCATGTGTGCGCCATTCAAAAATAGCTCTGATAGTAGTGTATCTACACTGTAATCTTTATTGATTATTGTCGGCTTAGAGTTTTTCTTATTAAGGCCGCGAGTAGCTGCCGCTAAGTGGTTCTTCCCGGTACCAGGTTTTCCGCTGAACGCAAAATTTGTACACCCGGTCATCAGTTCATCAGCGATGGATTTCGCCTGACTCAACGCGTATCGCTGCGCTTCGTTCTGCACCTGGTAATTCGAAAACGAGCATTTGCGGTGCAATGGCTGGATGCCAGAGCGATTCAGAATTTTTTCCACCCGCAACTGACGATTCTGACGGTTGATCTCCTCACAACGTTTCTGGCCTTCGGAAAGTTGCCACTCGCGCCACTCCGCTACCGTCTTGAATGGCGCGGTTACATGTGACGGGGCCAGTCTGCGGATACGTTCAAGAACGTCGCCTGTCGCAATATTTTTCATGGTCAGTTACCCCCTGAAGCCTGGCGGGATCGCACTATCCGGTAACGAGACGGTGTTAACCTGTCGGAGTAACGTCTCAGGTCGAACACCTTTCGGCGCGAACAAGCCCTGGTATTCATTGGCGATGCTGTGTCGAATCACCTGCTCAGGTGAAAAACCCTGCTGGCGGAATTTTTCCAGCTCCCGTATCGCCCCGTTAGCGCCCTGCTCCGTTCGAATCGGTTTTCGCAATGCCTGGCGAAATTCAACCCACTCACGCCAAAGCGAGACAGAAATCCAGTTCGGCAAAGCAATATCCAGAGGGTCAAACTTTTTGACACCTCGATTCCCCCGGGGGGGATTTAGGGGGGGATCTGTTTTTAGATCTTTATCTGTATCTTTATTAGTTGCCTTTGTGTTGACATCATGTTCAAACACCACTTCAACATCTGTTTGAACACCTGTTAAATTTCTCTCTTGTTTTGTTTGAACATCTGCTTCCTTTCTGCTTCTTCTGGCCTGAACAGATGCTTTTCCTGCGGCTGATTTTTTGGTTAATTTTTCCCTGACTGATGCCAGATCTTCCTCAATCCGAAGATGCGCCCATTCCTCGCCGTTATCGCAAAAAAACTCCTGCAAGGATGGTTCAACATCAGCCCATCGCTCGTTAGTCAGACGGGCAATTTTTGCCAGCCTGTTTTTAGGTATTGGCTTTCCTGTTTGCCAGTAATTGAACATCAGCAACAAATACGCACCATGCTCCTCTGCTGACAAATGCATGGTGTCAGCCAGGTAATCAGCTATGTACAGTTGCATGTATGGTAATGCGGCCATAATTGCCCCGTATGATGCTGCCCGGTGGCTTAGAATAAGCACAAACAGCATGGAAACTTTTGCTTAATGAACAATGACAGAATCGTCGGAAGACCCGCCGCCGCTGAAATGCGCTTTCCGGTAAACGGCTTGGACTGCATCATCATGCGCATCAATTGCCGTACTTAACGCTTCCTGCGCCGCCAGTAATGCACGGCGTTCCAGGGTATCGAAGATGCAGAGTCGGTGACGCAGCTCGCGCGGAAGGATTGCCAGAATTGCTGGGATCAGCTTCTGAATTTTTTCTCTTTGCGTTTTCGTTTCACCTTTCAACCAACGGTGATAGATATTCTGCTGATTATTCCAGTCCTTGCCTGGTACCAGGGGCAATTCGCCGCCCCCCTGGCGCAGATATTCTTCAGTAATGGCATTGGCTACCCATGCCTGCCCTTTTTCGGCTGCCAGGGCTAACAACACTGACTCGATGTGCTCATGCTTGATTTTCATGAATCAACTCCCATCAGCTTTTTCGTAGTAGTTTTATTTCTGCCAATAGTTAAAATTACATCAGCAGAAAATAATCCGTTTGATGCATGAGCGATTTTTTCAGCGTAATTTGTTTCGCCGGTATATTCTGTGCGAGGCAATTTTCCGTTATCCATCCATTTGTAGATTGCTCTTTGGCTGACACCACAAACGTCGGCCACAACAGAAACGCGAACAGTTTTGATTACATCTTCAAGTGTTTTCTGGTTCATATCACCCTCACAATGTGAACTTTGAGTACATGCTATAACAGAACTGACAGTACATTCAAGAGCGAATATCATTGAACTTATGGTTCATGAAGATAAAGCGCGTAAAGAGTTCGCCAGTAGGCTTGCGCTAGCCTGTGAAAACGCTGGTTATGAACAACATGGAAGGCAGGCAGAAATTGCCCGTCGAATGAAATTAACACCAAAAGCGGTTAGCAAATGGTTTAATGGCGAAACAATTCCTCGCCGAGAGAAATTAAGGGAATTAGCAACACTCATTGGAACAACACCAACCTATCTTTTGGGAGAGGATACAGAAGAAAGTGGACAGGTACGTTTCTATCAGGAGTTAAATCCAAGACAAAAAATCATCATTGACCTTCTGGACGAGCTCCCTGACAGTGAGACAGATGAACTTTTAAAAACTCTTGAGGAGAAAAAACAGAAGTACAATGCAATTTACGAAGAGCTAGCACGAAAGAAAAAACAAAAAGCCTCTTAAACCAGCATAAATCCGGTAGCGTCCCCCTCCGGGTTTGTGCTTCACTTTATCCCATCTCATTTTTTTACACACAAAATGTACTTAAAGTACTTTACATCAATGAACACAAAGTACATTATATACCTACCAACCCACCCCGCCCCACAGAACGCAGGGCAATACTTCGAGTTACCAGGCAGTGGTCAGGGGTTAAGTAGCCAGCCCGAGGCGTAAGAACATGACGGCAGGGTTCAACTTTAATAACTATGCAGCAGGTTTTTGTTCCGCTACCCCGGCGTTAAGGGGAAATGAGGTCAGCATGGATACTATCGATCTTGGCAACAACGAATCTCTGGTGTACGGCGTGTTTCCCAACCAGGATGGAACGTTCACTGCCATGACGTATACCAAAAGCAAAACATTTAAAACCGAAACTGGTGCGCGCCGATGGTTGGAGAAGCACACAGTAAGCTAACGATTAAAACGTCTACTCCTGCTGTTCCAGAATAACTTCATAAAATGGGAGTATTTTTCGGTGACGAGATAATAAGAACAGTTTGCGCTATCACTCTGATGTTGAATGATGCCCTTCCGTTCTAATTTTTTCATAACCGGGTTACGGCAAGGAGAAGTGATAATAAGATTTCCTGTTTTAAGGAAATCTTTAAATACAGCGATTTCTTTCTCAGATAAACGAAGCAATACTCGTTGCTCTGGTAGTAATGAATAATGCTTTTGAATATGTGCTCGCAATCTTGAGAAGGAAATGGCGACCACGAAAGAAAAGGCAAAAACGATAATCTGAAAGAGCCAAGGTATTTCAGTATAAGCATTGAATGCGACAGTAAACTCTTTCGGTATCAGCCAGAGAGTGAGACCAAAAATGATAATCGTATACATAAGTCTTTCGAGTGGCTCGTTAGCAAAAAGTTTCAACAATGGAGTAAATACATCCAACATATCAATAACTCTCAACTGTAAGGGTATTGAAATGTTAACACAAGCTCTCGCTGTAGGGGTATAGCCGAGACCACCGAAGCCCGGAGGTGGTGAAATAAAACCGGGCACAACACGAAGGCGCATTTCCGATATCCATAAAGAGTCGGTCTTGTCTGTTAAATTTAAATGGTGGGAGTGCGCCTCCGGTTGTAAATAACGACATTGCTGTGTGTAGTCCTGGCGGCATCAGTTTTTTTCTTGAAGTTCGGCTGATGTCCGCCCTTTTTAAAGTGAATTTTGTGATGCGGTGAATGCGGCTAAGCGCACGTGGCACAGTTAAAAGTCATGTTAGTCCTTATTGGTTTGGGTGGGAAAGCCGACTGTAATTGTTAACTGGTTGCAGTCACCTGGAGGCACCAGGCACCGCATCAACAAAGTTCATTTGTAAAAATGGAGATAATTATGATTGCACATCACTTCGGAACTGATGAAATACCACGTCAGTGTGTGACTCCTGGCGATTATGTTCTTCATGAAGGCCGGACATATATTGCCTCGGCAAACAATATTAAAAAGCGAAAACTATATATTCGTAACCTGACCACAAAAACAAGCATTACTGACCGCATGATTAAAGTCTTCCTCGGTCGTGATGGTTTACCTGTAAAGGCGGAGTCATGGTGATGACTAAGAAAATAAAATGTGCTTACCACCTTTGCAAAAAAGACGTTGAAGAAAGCAAAGCTATTGAAAGAATGCTTCACTTCATGCACGGGATTTTATCAAAAGACGAACCGAGAAAATATTGCAGTGAAGCTTGTGCCGAAAAAGACCAGATGGCACATGAACTTTAATTAATTGACTATTCGAAACTGAATTTATGCCAGAAATGGCAGGTATTCGCTCAACCTTAATTAAGGAGAAAAACATGATTACCAATTATGAAGCCACTGTTGTAACTACCGATGACATTGTTCACGAGGTGAATCTGGAAGGAAAGCGCATTGGCTACGTAATTAAAACAGAAAATAAAGAAACCCCATTCACTGTGGTTGATATCGATGGTCCATCAGGCAACGTAAAAACACTTGATGAAGGTGTCAAAAAAATGTGCCTGGTGCATATCGGAAAGAATCTGCCCGCAGAAAAAAAAGCCGAATTTCTGGCAACTCTAATTGCAATGAAATTAAAAGGTGAAATCTGAAAGAAATAGCCTGCGTATGGCGCAGGCTATGAACAGTGTGTATCCGGCAAGATCATTCACTGAACAAAACGAATTTTAATCTGAGTTGAGGTTAAAAAACAATGAGCACAAAACCACTCTTCCTGTTACGGAAAGCGAAAAAATCATCCGGTGAACCTGACGTCGTCCTGTGGGCAAGCAACGATTTTGAATCGACCTGTGCCACTCTGGACTACCTGATCGTTAAGTCAGGTAAAAAACTGAGCAGCTATTTTAAAGCTGTTGCCACGAATTTTCCTGTCGTTAATGACCTGCCCGCTGAAGGTGAGATCGATTTTACCTGGAGTGAACGCTATCAACTCAGCAAAGACTCCATGACATGGGAACTAAAACCGGGAGCAGCACCAGACAACGCTCACTATCAAGGCAATACCAACGTCAACGGCGAAGACATGACTGAGATTGAGGAGAATATGCTACTCCCAATTTCTGGCCAGGAACTGCCCATTCGTTGGCTTGCTCAACACGGCAGCGAAAAACCGGTAACGCACGTTTCACGCGACGGACTCCAGGCATTACACATTGCTCGGGCTGAAGAACTACCGGCTGTTACTGCCCTGGCTGTTTCCCACAAAACCAGCCTGCTCGACCCGCTGGAAATTCGCGAACTCCACAAACTGGTTCGTGACACTGACAAAGTTTTCCCTAATCCTGGTAATTCAAACTTGGGACTGATAACTGCTTTTTTCGAAGCATACCTGAACGCTGACTACACCGATCGAGGACTGCTGACAAAAGAATGGATGAAGGGTAATCGTGTTTCACACATCACTCGCACGGCTTCCGGTGCTAATGCTGGCGGCGGAAACCTCACCGATCGCGGCGAAGGTTTCGTACACGATCTGACGTCACTGGCGCGCGACGTAGCCACTGGCGTACTGGCCCGTTCAATGGATCTGGACATCTATAACCTTCATCCGGCACACGCTAAACGCATTGAGGAAATTATCGCTGAAAATAAACCGCCCTTTTCTGTTTTCCGCGACAAATTCATCACCATGCCTGGCGGGCTGGATTATTCCCGCGCCATCGTGGTTGCGTCCGTAAAAGAAGCACCAATTGGGATCGAGGTCATCCCCGCGCACGTCACTGAATATCTGAACAAAGTACTGACTGAAACCGATCATGCCAACCCTGATCCGGAAATCGTGGATATTGCCTGCGGTCGCTCCTCTGCCCCGATGCCGCAGCGAGTAACAGAAGAAGGAAAACAGGATGATGAAGAAAAACCGCAACCATCTGGAACAACGGCAGTTGAACAGGGAGAGGCTGAAACAATGGAACCGGACGCAACTGAACATCATCAGGACACGCAGCCGCTGGATGCTCAGTCACAGGTAAATTCTGTTGATGCGAAATATCAGGAACTGCGGGCAGAACTCCATGAAGCCCGGAAAAACATTCCATCAAAAAATCCTGTCGATGCCGATAAATTGCTTGCTGCATCACGTGGTGAATTTGTTGACGGAATTAGCGACCCGAACGATCCGAAATGGGTAAAGGGGATCCAGACTCGCGATTGTGTGTACCAGAACCAGCCAGAAACGGAAAAAACCAGCCCAGATATGAATCAACCTGAGCCAGTAGTGCAACAGGAACCGGAAATAGCCTGCAATGCCTGCGGCCAGACTGGCGGGGATAACTGCCCTGACTGTGGTGCGGTGATGGGCGACGCAACATACCAGGAAACATTCGATGAAAAGAGTCAGGTTGAAGCTAAGGAAAATGATCCGGAGGAAATGGAAGGCGCTGAACATCCGCACAATGAGAATGCTGGCAGCGATCCGCATCGCGATTGCAGTGATGAAACTGGCGAAGTCGCAGATCCCGTAATCGTAGAAGACATAGAGCCAGGTATTTATTACAGAATTTCGAATGAGAATTACCACGCGGGTCCCGGTATCAGTAAGTCTCAGCTCGATGACATTGCTGATACTCCGGCACTATATTTGTGGCGTAAAAATGCCCCCGTGGACACCACAAAGACAAAAACGCTCGATTTAGGAACTGCTTTCCACTGCCGGGTACTTGAACCGGAAGAATTCAGTAACCGCTTTATCGTAGCACCTGAATTTAACCGCCGTACAAACGCCGGAAAAGAAGAAGAGAAAGCGTTTCTGATGGAATGCGCAAGCACAGGAAAAACGGTTATCACTGCGGAAGAAGACCGGAAAATTGAACTCATGTATCAAAGCGTTATGGCTTTGCCGCTGGGGCAATGGCTTGTTGAAAGCGCCGGACACGCTGAATCATCAATTTACTGGGAAGATCCTGAAACAGGAATTTTGTGTCGGTGCCGTCCGGACAAAATTATCCCTGAATTTCACTGGATCATGGACGTGAAAACTACGGCGGATATTCAACGATTCAAAACCGCTTATTACGACTACCGCTATCACGTTCAGGATGCATTCTACAGTGACGGTTATGAAGCACAGTTTGGAGTGCAGCCAACTTTCGTTTTTCTGGTTGCCAGCACAACTATTGAATGCGGACGTTATCCGGTTGAAATTTTCATGATGGGCGAAGAAGCAAAACTGGCAGGTCAACAGGAATATCACCGCAATCTGCGAACCCTGTCTGACTGCCTGAATACCGATGAATGGCCAGCTATTAAGACATTATCACTGCCCCGCTGGGCTAAGGAATATGCAAATGACTAAGCAACCACCAATCGCAAAAGCCGATCTGCAAAAAACTCAGGGAAACCGTGCACCAGCAGCAGTTAAAAATAGCGACGTGATTAGTTTTATTAACCAGCCATCAATGAAAGAGCAACTGGCAGCAGCTCTTCCACGCCATATGACGGCTGAACGTATGATCCGTATCGCCACCACAGAAATTCGTAAAGTTCCGGCGTTAGGAAACTGTGACACTATGAGTTTTGTCAGTGCGATCGTACAGTGTTCACAGCTCGGACTTGAGCCAGGTAGCGCCCTCGGTCATGCATATTTACTGCCTTTTGGTAATAAAAACGAAAAGAGCGGTAAAAAGAACGTTCAGCTAATCATTGGCTATCGCGGCATGATTGATCTGGCTCGCCGTTCTGGTCAAATCGCCAGCCTGTCAGCCCGTGTTGTCCGTGAAGGTGACGAGTTTAGCTTCGAATTTGGCCTTGATGAAAAGTTAATACACCGCCCGGGAGAAAACGAAGATGCCCCGGTTACCCACGTCTATGCTGTCGCAAGACTGAAAGACGGAGGTACTCAGTTTGAAGTTATGACGCGCAAACAGATTGAGCTGGTGCGCAGCCTGAGTAAAGCTGGTAATAACGGGCCGTGGGTAACTCACTGGGAAGAAATGGCAAAGAAAACGGCTATTCGTCGCCTGTTCAAATATCTGCCCGTATCAATTGAGATCCAGCGTGCAGTATCAATGGATGAAAAGGAACCACTGACAATCGATCCTGCAGATTCCTCTGTATTAACCGGGGAATACAGTGTAATCGATAATTCAGAGGAATAATTCAGCCTGGCGGTGTAATGCACCGCCAACTTGAAATATTTTTTATGAGAAAAATTATGAGATATGACAATGTTAAACCATGTCCATTTTGTGGTTGTCCATCAGTAACGGTGAAAGCCATTTCAGGATATTACCGAGCGAAGTGTAACGGATGCGAATCCCGAACCGGTTATGGTGGAAGTGAAAAAGAAGCACTCGAAAGATGGAATAAACGAACCACTGGAAATAATAATGGAGGTGTTCATGTATAAAATTACCGCCACTATTGAAAAGGAAGGTGGCACTCCTACTAACTGGACAAGATATTCAAAATCTAAACTAACGAAATCAGAATGCGAAAAAATGCTCTCAGGTAAAAAAGAAGCAGGCGTTTCCAGAGAGCAGAAAGTAAAACTGATAAATTTTAATTGCGAGAAACTTCAGTCCTCGAGAATTGCATTGTATTCAAATTAAAACTTCATAGCTGATTATTAATAATCAACATCGGGCGTCAATTTCAGTCTAACATTGGCGCCTGCCAGAGGTGATGCGATGGCACAAGTAATCTTTAATGAAGAGTGGATGGTTGAATACGGCCTGATGCTTCGCACTGGTCTGGGGGCCAGACAAATTGAAGCATACCGCCAGAACTGTTGGGTGGAGGGCTTCCACTTCAAACGAGTATCTCCTTTAGGTAAGCCAGACAGCAAACGAGGGATTATCTGGTACAACTATCCAAAGATAAATCAGTTTATCAAAGACTCATGATATGTCTAAATTACCAACAGGTGTCGAGATTAGAGGTAGATACATTCGCATCTGGTTCATGTTTCGAGGAAAACGATGTCGGGAAACATTAAAAGGCTGGGAGATTACAAACAGTAATATTAAAAAGGCCGGAAATTTAAGATCGCTGATAGTTCATGAAATAAACTCCGGTGAATTTGAGTATTTAAGACGTTTTCCCCAGTCCAGCACTGGGGCAAAAATGGTGACAACGAGAGTCATAAAAACGTTCGGAGAGCTTTGTGATATCTGGACAAAAATTAAAGAGACAGAGTTAACAACAAACACAATGAAGAAAACGAAATCACAATTAAAAACACTCAGAATAATAATTTGTGAAAGTACCCCGATATCACATATTCGTTATAGCGATATCTTAAACTACCGGAATGAACTGCTGCATGGAGAAACGCTTTACCTGGATAATCCAAGATCCAACAAAAAAGGAAGAACCGTGCGCACAGTTGATAACTATATCGCCCTGCTCTGTTCGCTGTTGCGTTTTGCGTATCAGTCGGGATTTATATCAACCAAACCATTTGAAGGAGTAAAAAAATTACAGCGAAACAGAATAAAGCCTGATCCGTTATCTAAAACAGAATTCAATGCATTAATGGAAAGTGAAAAAGGACAGAGCCAGAACTTGTGGAAATTTGCCGTTTACTCAGGACTTCGTCACGGGGAACTGGCAGCTCTGGCGTGGGAGGATGTGGATCTCGAAAAGGGAATAGTGAATGTCAGAAGAAACCTGACGATACTTGATATGTTCGGTCCCCCAAAAACAAATGCCGGGATCCGAACAGTAACACTACTGCAGCCTGCTCTTGAAGCACTGAAGGAGCAATACAAACTGACCGGGCATCATCGCAAAAGCGAAATCACCTTTTATCATCGGGAGTACGGCAGAACCGAAAAGCAAAAACTGCATTTTGTTTTCATGCCCAGGGTGTGTAACGGAAAACAAAAACCTTATTACTCGGTAAGCAGTTTGGGGGCAAGGTGGAATGCAGCAGTAAAACGTGCTGGTATTCGCCGCCGTAATCCGTACCATACGCGGCATACTTTTGCCTGCTGGCTGTTGACGGCAGGAGCGAACCCGGCATTTATAGCCAGCCAAATGGGGCATGAAACTGCGCAGATGGTGTATGAAATTTACGGTATGTGGATTGATGACATGAACGACGAACAGATAGCCATGTTGAATGCGCGGTTATCGTAG